GGTGCCTCCTGCAAAGGAAATTTCCACAAGCTGGTTTGCACGCACGTCAAAATTATTGCGGTACAAGGTATCGTGCAATGTGTTGTACCCATCCGCTTCAATGACTACGCGCTCATTCATAAGAAGGTTGGCCCAATCCTCGCATACGAGTTTCGGCATGCCCAAGGAATACCGCTCGCATCCTACAAAGGAGGCCCCGTTATAGATATTGTATTTATGAAAAGAATCAACCTTTCCTTTGTACCATTCCATCCACGTTCTGATCTGCTCATAAAAATCCGCGGACACTGTGCTGTATCCACGCTTCTCAAGCCATGCAAGTACGTCCATCGCCTACCCCCAGCCTAATGATTGTGTTCATATACCTTTCCGTGCTGTATTCCAGCGCATCCAGACTGTCTATGTTATACGTCCCATCATCCAAGCGTATATCCTTTGTCATGTTTCTCCCATCCCACACAGCCGTTTGCAACGCCTCTATCGTGTGTTTGCAGCGCCGCAGTATTTTATACCTATCCGCGCCCATCAAAACGCAGTATGCGCGTATGCGTTCATTGATCGGCCCCTTTTGTGCGTTCTTGACGATAATCCCCACACCCTCACGCAACGCCGCGGTTTTCAGCCCCTGAATCAAGGTTTGTTCCGCGCTATCACAATACGCAGTTGTTACCCTGTATTTGCTTTTGCAAATCCTTACAAAATCAAGAAAAGCCGCTTCCAATGCGGAAGGGCTTGTAATGCCTTTCTGATAATATTCTTCCAGCGTGACGACCTCTCGAAACCCGTTTGTATATCCAGTACAGCTAAACGCCGTCGCGGATTCATTGCCGCCAAAGTCAACACCTATCGTTGCAAACTTAATTTCCGGCGGGTTGTCTATGATATAGCGCTCTGGGTTATCCGCAAAATTTCTGTATATAACGCCCTCTGCTGCCACCCACCGTCCAAGAATAAACCTGTCATAAAACACTGTTCCTGCGTATTCTTTTTTAAGCTCTTCTATGACATGCAAGGGCAGCGCGCCATCTTCAATGACATAATCCTGATGGTAAATATCTGCGTCGCTATCCAGAAACTTTTTTACCCAATGGTTCGGATTGTCCGGGTTACAAGTACCGTCAAAGTGGGAATGACGGCAGCGCAAACGGCTTTTCAGCATGGAAAACACATCTTCGCTCCAGGTTGTAACCTCGTCGCCATAGGCGTACTCAATGCTTGTCCCTTGTATCCTCGCCACATGCTTTTTATTGTCTGCTCCAAGCACATATACTTTTTTCCCAAACATGTGAATTGTGTTATCGCTTCGTATCTGTCCTATAAGCTCCGGCCACAGATCACGCATGGGTTCTATGATATTGCGTTCCAATGTTCCGCGTGTATTCCCGAACAATACCAAAAGGCCCTCGCCTTTGCTTGCAAGAATCCGTTTTGGAATGGTTGCTGCTATATCCAAATAGCTTTTCCCGCTTCCGGTCGCTCCTGTTTTGAAATTCCATCGTCTATTGCAGCGCATGAGGTATTCCGACTGTTTTTCAGTCAATGACACTCGGCACACCTCCAAGCAGCTCCCTTGCCTTTGTCAGCGCTTCGCTGTCACCCTGAGAAAGCATAAACTTGTCAATAACCACCCCAAACGCGGTGGCAATCTGGCTGATGGTGGATTTCCCTATGATCTCGTCATTGCTCATCGCCTTTAGCAGCTTATCCAGCACATCGCACGCCGTGTCCTTCCGCGCGTCCATCCACGCCAGCACGTCCCGCATGTTCTCTGCCTTTTTTTGTTCGCACTTTTTCATGGTATCCGGGTCGCTTTCCACCACCTGCTTTACCGTCGTCCACGACCGCTTATGCTTTTTCGCTACAGCGTTGCAGCTCCCCATTTCTGCATAATCCGCGATGATCTTCTTTTTCTCCCTGTCCGTCAAATGCTTTGCCACAACACCACCCCTCTTTATTACAATTTCTTTTCCTTTTATCTTTTATTTTTGCTTTAAGTAATTCTATTATCATTCTATTTGCTGTATATTAGTTGACATTTTGCCTATAATTATCTATAATATAGTAAAGGAGATGAGAACAATGGCAACCATCACATTACGGCTTGACGATGCTCTCAAAAACAGTTTTGCCAAAACGTGCAATGAGCTTGGTCTTGATATGACCACGGCATGCACAATCTTTGTCAAAAAAATGACGCGTGAAAAACGTATCCCGTTTGAGGTTTCCTATGATCCGTTTTTTGAAGAGCACAATGTGCAGGCCATACAACGCAGCATGGAACAGCTGGCAAACGGAAAAACCGTCACCAAAACCATGGCAGAACTAGAGGCGCTGGAAAATGAGTAAAATCGTTTTCACAGAACAAGCCTTTTCGGATTACCTGTATTGGCAAGGGCAAGATAAAAAAACGCTCAAGCGTATCAATTCCCTCCTGCGGGATATTGACCGTAACGGATACACCGGGATTGGAAAGCCAGAGCCCCTAAAGGGAGATTTAACCGGCTTGTGGAGTAGGCGCATTGATGATATGCACCGACTGGTATACCGAATCACAGGAGAAAATATTGAGGTGATCCAGTGCAAAGGGCACTATGACAAATAAGACGGCATACACCGTCTTATTTTTTTTCTTATCCCATTTACACCGCCAAGCCCCCGCCCCTGGCTTCCTTCTCGCAGTGTACGTTTTCCCAAAAGAAAAAGGCCGATGCATGTCGGCCTTTCCTTCTTTCCTCAGTCTATATTATTTCACAGTTTTAGGTAGAAAAAGGTAGACACTTTTTAACCTTCCTATGAATCCTCATAGCTCCATCTTTTGTGTAATGTGTCTTTTTCTCTATCTGCCGCCACGTCCGCCCCTCAATATACCGCAGGCGGATCACGTTCCTCTGGTATGGCTTTAGCGTCTCGATCCACGCTTCTACCTCTTTAATTTCCGTTTCCCTCTGCCACAGCTTGTCCGCCAGCTGCTCTTCCAGCTCCATCAGCTTTACTGTCAGCTCCTCTATCCGGCTTTGGTTGTTGTTTTTTCCGCTTGGCATCCCGGTGATGCTCTGCGTCATCCGTTCGCGGTCGCTCTTGATTCTCTCGATCCGTTCCCGCAGCGATTCGATTTCCCCTTTCGCAGAGCGGCAGTTTTCCAGCTGTTCTATCGTCAATAGAAATCCTCCCACCGTTTTTTCTTCCTTCTCCCTGCTTTCTTTTTCTTATCGTACACCTCTACGCTGCATCCTCGCGAATGTCCCTCTATCAGGATGTACGCGCAAAACTTTTCCCCGCTATCCGCGCCAAGGCTCCGCCTGTAAAAGCATCCCTTACAATGCTTTGGCAATGGCATGGCTTTCTGCCCTCCTGTTTCCGTCCTCTTCCGAATCCCTTTCATACAAAGGGCATTGCAGAACAGTGTAGGTTTTCAGTGTGCCTCCGTATTGTCGCGTCAGGCTTCCCTCCTCTGCGCTCCATCCCGCTATCGGCTCGAACCGCGCCGACCAGCTGCACTGCCCGCAAAACCTCGCGCATGACAAGCACAGCGTTGGTCTCTTTTTTGCTCTTTTTCTCATTCCCACAGCCCCACAATCATCAACGCACTCACAAGCCCTATCAGAAATCCGCATACCGCAATGCGCGTTGGTTTGTGCTTGATCTCCCTGGCTACCGCATACAGCGCCACAAAGCACACCAGCCCCGTGCACAAAATCCACATCCTCGCCCACGTTGGCATTTAGCCCTCCTTTGCTATCTCCATCATCAGCCGGGCGCACGCATGCGCCAGGTGGTTTTCGTTTTCCTCTCCCTCTGGCAGCGGGACGCCCTCCATCTTGTCTCTGTATAAGCAGATATGCCGAAGCGCATGGTTGATATTGTCCTTTGTCTCTACCCGCGCCCAGTTCTCAGCCCCGTACTTTGCAAAGCCCTTGGCGCTTACTTTTGCAATCTCCTCTATCGCGGGCAGGATGTATTCCCATGTTTCAAACTCTATCCTGCTTTGCTTGGCTTGGTTCATTTCCCCGTGCTCCCAAATCCGTTGTTCCCACGCTGTGTTTCTTCCAGCGCTTCTACCAGTTCCAATTCAGGCGTTAAAATTGGCACGATCACAAGCTGGGTGATCTTGTCTCCTGCGTTGACCTTGTAATCCTTGCCGCTGTGGTTGTACAGCTTGGCCACGATGCTCCCGGTATATCCCACATCGATCACACCTTCGCTTGTAATCCCGTGCTTTGTATTCAGCCCGCTTTTGCTTTTCAAAAATCCCGCTGTGCCCTCCGGCAGCTCTACATGCACCCCTGTATCAAATACGGCGCTTTCCTTGGCCGGGATAATCTGTGTTTCCCGTGCATACAGATCCAGCCCCGCGTCCGTGCTATGCGCTCTTGTCGGTATCCTTGCTCCCTTGTCCAGCTTTATCTTCATGCTTTCCCCTTTTCCTGACCGCCCATCTGCCGAGCGCCTGGTTTCAGGCTCCCGGCTTCTTTGAAGGAGGTGATTTCCGGGCAGTTGCTTCACCCGGCAGACAGGCGGTCTTGTGTGTTTAATACCTCTCCGCTTCTTCTCTCGTGATAAAGTGGTGAATGCCAGTTGAACACTCGTTCCATCTATCCTCGTCAAAATCTTTCACTTCAACCGTCTCTCCAACTCTGTATACAAACGAATTGTCGTAACTGCTTTTTGCCCCTTCAAAATGTTCTTTCCCGTCTATGCTTGTAATAGACAGTACCTTGGCTTTGCTGGCTCTGCATTTTCTTGTTGTTGCTGAGGATCGCTTTGCATTTTCCTGTATTTCCAGCTCTACTATTTTTCCTTCTGCCTTTTTGTATCCGATATACGCCCCTTTTTCCGGGCATTGCATGGCATAATAGGCCGTTTGTTCGTTATATCTGACACCACGCAGGTCTGCACCATACAGGTCTGCACTACGCAGGTCTGCACCATACAGGTCTGCACCACACAGGTTTGCACCACACAGGTCTGCACCACACAGGTCTGCACCACGCAGGTCTGCATCACGCAGGTCTGCACCACACAGGTTTGCACCACACAGGTCTGCACCACGCAGGTCTGCACCATGCAGGTCTGCTTTTGCACCACCTGTTCTGTTTAGCCACGCTTTGTGCTCTTCCAATATTTTTTCGATCTGTTCTTGTTTCACTGCCTCATACCTCCTCCAGTTCCACTTCTACCCTTGGACACTGTGCATCCACCGTAAAAGCATCTCTCCAGCTTTCTATCTGCGCCCATCCGTCGTTTTCCAGCACCTTTTCTTTTACCAGTGCATCCTGGATAAACTTTTTGG